CAGAAATGATGCGTCAGTGGTTTCTAGGGATGCTAGCCCAGCAATGGACTTAAAGCGTTCCTCTAGGTTGTCATATGATAGTGTAGGGTAGTTTGCCATTTTTATTTATAGTTTATTGGGTGTAAGGTCTGAAAAATTCTTTTGAAAGTATTGCAGGAACTCCTTGGAGTGCACTGTCTCTTGTCCGTATTTTTTAATGAGTCGGAAGTACTCACGGTGCGGTATAGTTGCTACGCAACGGCCTAGCACAGGATGCACCTTTCCTTTTTCCTGCGTGGCTTCTTTACGAGCCTGGTTTACACGAGCTGCTTCTGTCCGTCGCTCAAGTGCAAATCCATTTTTAATTTCATTCATGAAGGCCTCGTCAACCTCACCGTCTGAATACGTTGGGACTTTGTTAATTATTTCCATATTAAAAAAGGCGGGGGGCCGAAGCCCCCCAACCAGAATTTAATTAGCTTGCAGAGAAGCGCATTGGGTCGAATACACGAACACCAATGATAACTTCACCAGCAGTGAGGTTAGCAACTGTTCCACCAAACTTATAGATAAGGTTGGTTGCAGCAGCAGCACCAGAACCAGCAACAGGAGACGATCCTGCTTTAACTGTTGTGTCTCCATTAGCTTGAATGAAGTCTGTTCCAGTGTTGTATGCAGTAGCACCTGCGTTAGCGTCGATGTCGAAGCTATCGATAAGTGTGTCGTCGTCAGTTCCAGTACCAACTTCAAGCGTGATGTCAGAAGCTCCAACAAGAGCTACGGACTCTACAGCGAAGGCAACGTCAACTGCACCGCCACCTGGGATTTGTCCCCAGACAGTTTGATTAGTGCTTGCGTTAACGATGTCTTGAGCGGATAGAACAAGTACGTGAGTGAAATCACCACTTGCTTCATTTACGGTTAATTTAGCCATATTATTATATTTCCTTTAGTTAATTGGTAATTACTGAGTGATCTTACCGTGAGCTTGTGGCTGATATACACCTAAAGTCAAGGTGCAATCGCAGAATCCACGCTCTCCACCACCAAGGTTAGGCAAGCGAGTTGAACCCATAGGGATCAGTTCGTGCACGCCGTAGTACTCAGGGTTAATAAGGTAGCCGTCATTGAAGCTAGTACCGCCAGCAAGTGTAGCAGGAGCAGTATCTGGGTTCATGTTGACGATGGACACCATGCCGTGATCACTTTGGTATAGCTCGACAGAGAGTTTAATCTCGGCCTTGTTACCATCGTAGTTTACAGCACGGATGTTTTCAGTTGCGCCAGCAGATACACGAGCGAAGTCAGCGATAGTGCGACGAAGACCAGTGTCAGCAACAAGCATAAGGTTGTTGGAGTTACCAGTTTCACGATAGATCGAAGAGATCAGATCGTTAAGTGCAGCTTCGCTGAATGCACCAGAAGTACTGATGTCGTAGATCGAACCAGCAGGAGTGCGGAAGTCAGCAGGAACGTCAGAAGGACCAGCGGAATCGATCCAGTCACCAAGACCACGAAGGCCGTAGGCTGTACCAGCACCATCTTCGATGCTGCGATCTTGTGTACCGATGAGTGTAGCTTCAACGTCACGCTTTAGTTCACGAATTGCTTTAGCTTCAGCTTGTGCAATCTTGGCTGGGCCAACGGATTCAACAGCGTCTTGCAGGTCGGAGACCATGAAGTCACGGCGGAATTTTTGGACGTAGTTACCAAGGCGAGCACGGCCAGCAAACTTATCAGTGAATGCAGTAACGTCTGCGCCTTCTGTAACACCTGCAGTGCTAGGAGCGGAAAGAGCGTCTACGGTCCATTCAGTGAATGTAGCGCCAGACTTCTTTTTAGAAGCGGATGAAAGGACAGGAGTTTCTTCGGGAGCCAAGATGGTAAGTACATCTGAAAGCTCTTCACGATTAGAAACAGCCGATCCTTGATTTGTAGTATCGAATGTATTTGAGAATGCCATTTTATTTTATGGTTTAATTAATTTATTTATTTTGTAGTTGAAGAGTTCTGAGAGTAATGAAGTCATCTTTTTGTCCTGATTGCCTAAACTGAGTACTCAAGTTCTTGATTGATTTATTGGTGCGGCTGATTGGCTTTTCAGAACCTGCGGCATTTGGAGTAGAAGTACTAGAAGGGTTTAGTCTTACATTAGACTTTCCGCTCTTTACTTCTTTCCGACCGTAGATACTGTTAGCTGCATGCGCTAGTAGATAGGGCATCTGTGCCTTTACGTCAGCAGGAAGGCTAGTCATCAATGCATCAACCCTGGGGTCTTTCATGATAGCTTCGTATTCACGCCGTGTATCGTTGTCCTCGCCTGTCATCCACGGTAACTCAGCTTCAGCTTGAGCACTGAGGTGCTCTTGCATTTGTTTGCTTTGTTCAACCTTTTGGATTTCTTCTAAGCGAGCAGGAAGAAACTTATCCCTGGCTTTGCGTGCCTGCAATAAAGCATTGCGGACATCTGCCTTGGTCATTTCCTTACCTTCTACTTCTGTGACTACATCATCAGCTTCGTATCCGTCTGCGTTGAACATAATGTCCTCGGCCCATTCAATGACGTTACTAGCATCCGTTGCTTTAGATTGTAGATCCTCTAAAGTATCTACATTATCGAACGGATTGTTCTTAACTTCCTTCTTGGGTTGCAGTGGATTGCTTTGCTCGGCAGAAAGTTTAGCTTCGATTTGTAGTAGCTTTTCTTCTGCTGCCTTGCGTTTAGCTGTGAGTTCTCCAAAGCGGGCTACTGCACGGCTGCCTAGCTTGTCAGCTAGTTCCCGCAGTTCCTCTTCGGACATTTCGTCTAAATCAATCTGAGAAAGAACTTGCTCTTCTGATTCAGCTTCGGGTTCTTCGTCTTCAGTACTCTCGTCTGATTCCTCTGTACCTTCTGCTTCTTCAGTAGCAATTTCGTCAGCAACCTCTTCCTCAACCTCTGGAGTCTCTTCCTCCTGTGGTTCAGGGGCTGGTTGCCCTAAGCGTTGGATCGCAAAATCCTCCGCTGATATATTTGTTTTTTCTTCCGCTGTAGAGTTTTCGGGTTCAGCGACTCCCGTTGTGACTTCGTTGTTCATATAATTCCACTCTTCAACGCCGAGCGATAGCTATGTTTTGCATTATAGCACACGAAATGCGTGCAAGAAATTATTCGGAAGGGGAATGCTTGCCCCAGGTAGACATAGTTATGATCTGATCGTAACTAAGTATACGTCCTGAAAGTTGTTGGATCTTGTCCGTCGGGGACTCGTACATCTCTGCGATGCACTCCTCCCGCATCTGCTTTACAAAATCTATAAAGCGGTTAAATGAATCGTGCCGTTTTAGGTGCTCGATGTCTTCTTCGATCTGAGGTTTTTCCATATTAATACTGAGGCATTTCTTGGGTGCCTACTTCTCCCATTTGTGCAGGGGTTGTACCTATGCGGCCAATTTCAGCGTTCTGCATCTGCTGCATCTGGAACTGGTATTGGCCTGCGTACTTCTGCAACCTGGCAGCAAAGGCTTCGTCTTCTTGTAGCTTCTGCTGAATGTCTGGCTGTTGACCGTACTGCTCGAGGACTTGCATAGCAATCTGTCCTCCGCTTGCACGTGCTGGCATTTCGATGCCAGCGTGTATCTTGGTTAGGTCATCGGTTACATCCTTAACTACTTGTTGCTGTGCATTTTCTACTGGAGTCAGTACTGAGTCCGCAAGGATAGGATCAACCGAACCCGCAAGAACAGAAATCAACTTGTCAACGTCTATACGTCCGTTGCGGTCCAACTGTATAAGCTGAGTCATTTGAGCTAGCTTAACCTCTTGAGACTTAGGATCTGTATTTAAGACATCGTAGTTAATAGTAATATCAAAGTTTTCGTCTGGGTTTCCTCGGTCCATTACCTGAGGATCTGGTACACCAGTTACACGGAAGAAGACTTCGTCTGGCCCGAAGCGCTGGAAGCAACGATACGCCATGCGCATTACCTCTGCGTTGTGCTGCAGGAACTTATCAACTAAGAACTGCTTGCGTACACTAGAGATCTGCGAGGTTTCGTCTAAACCTACCAAGCGGTCCGCTTGTGCGGACTGGTTGACTTCCATTTCTACTGAGCCTTGGTTATAAGCAGGCGTAGGCGCAAAGTCCAAGTCACCCTTGCGGCGATAAGGTATCATGCGTCCTGGCCCCCAGTCGCTGGGCGCCTGTCCTACTGGGTGCAGGATAGGAGGCAGAGTCGCTAAACTATTGCGGTCAATTCTGGAGTCACGCTCAACCTTGACTTGGTTCTGAATGCCACGAAGGAGATCTGGAACTGTAGTCGTATCGTAAAGTCGCTTGCTGTCTTCAGACAGCTTTGTGACTACAACTGGGTAGTCCTCATAGCCGTTAAGCAGTTCACGCTTTGCGTATGCAGGCGCCTCATTGTTTTCTCCGCTGTACTCCTTGTGGAATACAGTGCAATAGATCCCTTCGGATCCATCTTCAGGGTCGACCAGCCGTTGGTAAGCGTACACGATTTCTATTAGTTCATTTGCTTCGTAAGCGTTATCGGTCAAGCTAGTACTACGGCGGCCTTCCTGTTCTCTTTCAAGGCTATCAATGTTTACCCCTCGGTAGTGCTCAATAATGTATTCAACGAAGTCTGCGTCCCAGCCTGCAGTTGCTACTTTGTTTTCTAGTTCTTGAGCTGTATAGTAAGTTCTCCAGAAGCAGTAAGGTGCTCGCTGCGGATCGGTTACATACGGAGGGAAAAAGAAGTCCCCGTCAGGGGCTAGTGTTTTAATTTCTGGAGCGTTAACTTGCCTGCGAACTACAGGTAGCTCGGCCTCGCCTGCATCCCTGAGTTCCTTCAGTGCTTTCTTTGCACGTTTTTCTGTGACTCCTTCAAAAATGTTTTGCAGGATAAATACCAGTTGGTCGTCGTCTTCACCTGACTTTATTGCCCCGAAAATATTTGGGTCGAGTTCTGCAATTTGCTCTAGTGTTAACTTTTGCAGGAACTGCCTGTCTTCACTGTGCCAGCCAACGTATGTAATCAATAGGCCTCGCTCCAGCAAGTAGTTAGCACCTAGTTCCATTTCACGCTTATAGCGTGGAATATATCCACTGGTTGTCATCCACTTAAGAAACGAAGATACAATTTCTGCACGGGAAATGTCGTTGGATTCTACGGGGTACGCACGAATGTTTGCACGATTAAGAGAAGACATAAACAAAGATACCAGGCGTGTAATGCGTTCGTCGATTACGTGGCTCTCTGTATCGGATGCGCCTTCCCAGGGGAATGCGTCTGCTCCATGCTTGCGGTGATCACGGCTCTTGCCTGGCCACCAGTTCCTGCGGTCGTCGTAACTAGTACGGCATAAATCAAAGTAGGACTCTAGTTCGTTTACTGTTTCGTCGTAGGCGTTACGCAGTGCACTTATATCGGGGTTTGCATCAACGTACGTTAAGGCTTCAAAAGTAGATTTATTTTGCATTTAATTTTTTTCGGATTGATTTCGTCATCTCGTGGATGTAACCCTTGTGAACGCCAATTTTATCACATAATTCTTGTGGAAGCATAGCCTTGTCTAGTTCGTGCCTTACATGACGATTTAAGTACTCCCATCCAGCTAGACGATGCACCTGCTCTTCGATCCATTCTGGATCGAGAGTAATGTCTTTCTTATCGGACATATCTGTACGATGTTCCTCTTTCGTCTTCGATAGCTTCCACGTCTACTTGTTTACCTTCGGTCAACCAATCTTCATATCTACGAGCAATAACCATTGGGACCTTTTTTTGTATTTCCCGTATGTATACATAAACGTAGCTTCGGTTAGGCGCCTTAGAGTGCACGACTCCTCTGTATCGCTTGGGCATAAGCTCTGGTATATCAACGGCTTCGGCCAGTAGTTCTTGCCCTTCTTCGTTTATCCACCTAGCGTAGCCAGTACCTGTAATGGTATGCTCTGGTAGCTTTGTTTCTACTAGTTCTACAATTTCATCTACTTGCACTTCGTGCTCTGCAGCAATTGTTTTTAGTCTTTTCTTGGGCATATTAATATCCTCCTTGATTTGTTCTTGTTGTTTGCATGGATGCGCTGGACATAAAGTCTGGTCCCTCGCCTCCGTTAGACATTCTTAAGTATCGTATTACGTCGAAGAAATCCTTTAGGGGTTCGTCTGGTTTTCCCTGCTTGTTATAGTTTATCAGACTATCTATAAGGTTTCCGCAGTCCTTGTGTATATAGCACAGGGGCCTGTTACTTGCATCAATGCTTACGTTAGGGTTGTAGTTAAACCAGTCGTCCAGGGCTGTAATGCCCTGGTCTTCCATTGCTCCGTTTGACGGAATAAAGCTAAGGCCAAAATCATAGAACGAAGTAAACAGGTCGTCGTTGTTTTCGTTTTCTTTTGCAAAGAACCTGGAGTCCCCGATGCGCTCGGTTACTTCTATACCTAGGTCCTCTTCGATTTCTTTGAATAGCTCGCAGTATCCTTCTACGTTGAGGCCTACCTTCTTAGATGCTGGGCCGTATCTCCACTTGGGATCTCCGAAGATTGCCCACTCCCCAAAACTGTCACGGTCTGGCCACTCCTTTCGGATGTACACCTCTCCGTTGTCGTTTACTCCAGCCCAGATGCAGGTGTAGTTCCTTGCGCCTGCAGGGTCAACTACCTGGTAGCAACTGAACTTGGACTTATTCGATATATCGGGGAACTGCATCCCGTATTTGTTTGGCTCCGCCGTAAGTACATTGACCTCTGTATTAAAGTAAGGAAGCAAAGCATTTGCTGATTTAACTGGGACGCCGTAGGCACGGACCAGTATCTCTGAGTCAGGCCTACCTACTAAGTCCTTGGCTATACGTTCGTAACCACCAAACGGGTTTTCGTCTGAGTGCAGGTAGATCACAGAGGCATCACGGCTAGGGCTGTATTGCTCTATAGGCACCGCCTTGTTCTCTAGCAAAGCCGCAGGCTTTGTCTTAAGGGTCTCTGCGTTCTTTAGGTACTCTGATATAAAAGGGGTATAGCCATCGATAGGTGTAAATCCTATAAGCATCTTGGAGTCCCGAGTAGCCAGACGGAATCTAAGGGTATTGACTAGAGCTGCATCTCCAAGGTATTCGTCCAGCCAGGCGCCGATGTTCAGCCCTTCGGGCTGCCTGAACCCGAACTCGAAACCTTCTAGGATAGTCTGGTTATTGCTGTACTGCGTATAGGTCTTGAAGTCTACACGTGTCCTGGTATCTGGAAAAATAAACGACGATGCAGTGAACCCGTTCTGCATAGAGTAGTTAATGTATCCGTCTACGCTCTTAGTCTTGCGCTTGAACTCCTTGGGCATCATCTCCCAGATTGCAGCCTGCTGCACCTTGATAGACGTATCTGCGTTCTGAGAGAAGCATACGATATGACCGTCCATGCTTTCGGTAACGGCCTCCATCAGCATCTTGGCGCAGCCAGTGGTCTTGCCGCTGCGGTTACCACCTAGTGCCAGGACTTCGTTGTTCTTCTGAAGGCCGTTGCGGATCCTGCCCCAGCCCTCTAGGTCAAAGCCGTATCGCATAGGATCCTCTTCAGCTGCTTTGATTCTACCTTCGTGAGCCTCGTGCAAGGCCGCTAGTAGCTGAGGGTCCTGCTCACCAAGCAGGACTATCTCCTCATCCGTAGGGGGACGCACTATAGGGTGCTCTGTAAATGCAATCGGCATTACTTGGACTTCTGCGGTTGCTCCGTTTTCGGGGCTACTGGCTTTTTACTCCAGTCAATATCGTCGTAGTTCTTGCGCTGCTTGGCAGCGTCGTGTCCCTTTCGGGGTGCGCATCCTTTACCCATCTGTGTCCTCCTGTACTAGTTCTGCTTCTTCAGCTTTCTTGAGATTGGCAATCCTGTCTCGGGCCGCCTTGATAGTTTCTTCGTAGTCCTCTTGAGTAATGACCTGGCGGTCCTCAGTAATCTGCGTGGCTTCGCCACGTGAAGTAAAGGCCTGCCTAGCTGCGTTGGATACAGAAATCGAAATCTCTTTTAGATCCCTTACAGTAGGCTTTAACTCTCCTGACTCTAGGTCTTCCCTTACGGAGTTAATTAGGTCCTCTTCTAAGCTACTGAGGTTCAGGTAGTTCTTAGCGGCAATCTTGCCGCTTAATTCTTTGAACTTACCCAGGTGATCGGTGTAGTCCGACAGGACGCTGATCACGGTTTCTCTGTTGATTCCGTACTTCCTTACTATCCTAGTCTGGCTACTGCCAGTGCTATACAGATACAGGATGGACGCAACCTTTTCGGGGCTGTGCCTAGACAGGCTGCGGACCTTATCAATCTCTTTCCTTTCGGCTACTTCCCATATGGCGCCCTGGATTTCCTGCATCAATGCAGCCTTTTCATCAGCAGAATTATTCTTTGGTTCTTCTAGCATTTCTTCATTATTTACAAATAGGACTTGACAGTCAAGTAAAAACTAGTGTATAATGCTTTTATACTCCTTAGGGAGTTCATACCTTAAGTTCTTTTCCTGGCCCGTAGAGGCCAGGGAAATAAGGACGGACATAAGACAAGAGACTCCTTAAGGAGTACAGGAACCTAGCCAGGTGCCCCTGGCTTGCCCCATGAGTTGGGTATTTTTTTGTGGGGTGGTTTATGAAATACACAAAAATCTAGTCAGTTAATGATAGCCCCCGCCCCCCCTAACTGAGACTGGGTCGCAACAAGCAACGGCCGTAGGTATATTGAGACTGAGACTCATTAGCAACAGGGCTAGCATAAGCATTCCTAATGCGGCAGGCTACCATAAGCTCGGCTAATACCAAAGGCGGCGCTCGTGTGACATAAGTTTTTCTTCTTCGATGAGTGAAAGGATCACAGCATGAGTTCTTCTACTCTACTCTACTCTAATCTGCCAGCATAAGCATATCTACTTTAGGTGGAGTGGCTATAGGGCTTATTGAGACAGCAATCTCATTAAGATGGAAATGCCCTGTATGGCCTTCTGGCGGCCTGCGAGAGGTAGGGTGCCAGTCGAAAATCGGACGCCGTGTAGGGCTTCCTAGGTGCCC